GCAAGACCCCCATTGACAACCCTGCTCCAAATATGCTAAGTTCCGCACCGCTGTAGTTTTACCTGAGGTTCGATGGCCTCTCTGGTTCACCTCGGGACTAGACCCACCGTCGGTTATTCGGGCCGGTCCCGGCCCTTGAGGGGCCGGTCCCGGCCCTAACCGACGGTATCCAGCCCGAGCATAATCCTCCTTCATGAAGGAGCTTGAGTGTTCTGGGGTGGTGCGGAACTTAGGTATTCTATAGCGTGAAACTCGCAACAACCTTGGAGACCCCTGCCATGTCGCGTACCTCCCTGGCGATCCTCGCCGCCCTCCTCGCCTTCAGCCCGGCCTACGGCCAGGACAGCGAGGGTTCGGTGATCATGCGGGAGAATGCCGAACCCCGGGTGGGCGTGGTGGATGAGGAGTTCGGGTCCTGCAACCAGCCCGGCTTCGCCTACAACCGCGAGTGCTGCTGTACCCACGGCTGGTGTGCTCCGATCCCGTCCCACCGGGTCCGGGCCACCCCGCAGGGCTATGAGGTGATCCTGCGCGATCGCAGCGAGCACCCGAAGCTCCAGTTGAACACTCGGTATATCATCCCGTACAACCAGCGCATGGAGAGCCCGGACGGGCGGTACCATGTCTGCGGTCTGTACAGCGTGCGGTGCTTCATGGCGCCGATCGGCGGCGTGTGACCCATGCAGCCCCCGCTCGTTGTGAGCCTCATTGACTTCGATGAGGTCCCGCCCCCGGGAACCCGGTACTGGCGCCCGGCCCCCTACGGCCTCGCCGTGGGCAAGCTCCGCCGGGTGGACGGTACTCCGGACGGACCGCGGCTGGTGTGGCAGATGAGGTGCTGCGCCTGCGGGCATCCCTGGGAAGAGGTCACCCCGCTGCGCCAGTACTCGCCGCTGCCCGCCCACTGCCGAGTCTGCCTGCCGGCGGCATTGCGCCGCCTGGGCTGGCCGCGGTATGCTTGGGGACTGAACCACCAGGAGGACCCTGATGTACGAAACGATCCTGCTTCTCGTCGCCCTCGGCCTGCTTGTGAAGGTCTGCCTGCTCCAGATGGGGCTTGAGCAGGTGCGCCGGGACTTGGGCGGCCACCCGCGGTCCAGCCCGCTGAACTCGCCCCCCGGGAGCGGAAGCCTCGGGGCCGAGTGATCTGTGTCGATCCTGGCGCAAGTCAACCGGCTGGCGAAGGCCGCAGCGCCCAAGGTGGTGCGGGAGGAAGAGAGGCGGGCCGAGTTCCGGCCAGTCTCTCCCCGTGACGTCTGGGCCTACTTCGACATGACGCCGGCCCCGCATCAGATCGAGACCATGGAGCGCAGGACCCGCTTCTCGGTCGATGTCTGGCATCGCAGAGCCGGCAAGACGGTCTCCAAGATCATGAAGCTGCTGGACCGGGCGGCGAACTGCCCCTTTCCGAAGGGCCGGTACGCCTACCTCGGTCCGACCTACTCGCAGGTCGAGGACATCGCCTGGGCCGAGCTCCGCGACCGCGCCCTTGAAATCCCCGGGGCCACGGTCAAGGACAGCCGGCTGGCGGTGTACATCCCGACCGTCCGGGGCAGCGTCAGCCGCATCCGCCTCTATGGCGTGGACAGTCCGAAACAGCGCCTCCGTGGCGGCTACCTCGATGGGGTGGTGACGGACGAGTGGCAGCACATCCCCGAGCACGTGTGGACCCAGCAGGTCCGGCCGATGTTGTCGGACAAGAGCCGGCGGGGGTTTGACCACCGGGGCTACCCGAACCAGTGGGCCGACTTCATCGGCACCCCACTGGGCCGGAACCACCTCTACCGGATGTATGACCGGGCAGCGCGCTGGCAGGCCGGCGAGGCGGTGACGTGGCGGCGGCACGACGGCTCAGTCGTGACCAATACCAGCGACAACTGGTCGGCCAGCCTGTACACGGTGCACCAGACAGGCATGGTGACCCCAGAGGAGATCGCCAACCTCCGGGCCGACCTGAGCCCGACCGAGTTTGCCCAGGAGTACGAGTGCGACTTCGAGGCAGGCGTCGAGGGGGCGATCTACCGGCTGGAACTGGAGGAAATCCGGGCCTCGGGGCGGATCACGGATGTGCGGTTCAACCCGAACCTCCAGGTGAACACCTGCTGGGACCTGGGCTGGAACGACATGACGGTCGTCTGGTTCTTCCAGCGGGTCGCCGGTACCCCGATCTTCATTGGCTACCTCCAGTTCATCGGGGCCGCGATCCCGACGATCGTGCAGCGCGTCCGGGAATACGCCGTCACGGACGGGCAGGCTTGGCGGTTCGGCACCAACTACATGCCCCATGACGTGGCTCAGCACGAACTCGGCTCGGGCAAAAGCCGGATCAGCCAGTTCAGCGAGGCGGGGCTTCTCGGGACCCCGGTGCGCAAGGCCCCGAAGATCGAGCAGATCACGGCCACCCGGCGGCTGCTCAAGCACGCGGTGTTCTCGCGGGAGTGCACGGACGGGCTGGACTTACTTGCAACTTACCGGCGGGAGCGGGACGAAAAGACCGGTGTGCTCAAGGAGGAGCCGGTGCACGACATGTCATCGCATGTCGCTGACGCTCTGGCCACCGGGGCCATAGGTATGCCAAAATGGTCCTTCGGCAGCCGCTACAACACGCAGACCACGGCGGAGACCTAGATGCAGCTTCTGATGATCAGCACGACCGTGTATTCGGTCATGCTAGCCCGGCTTCCCGAGGGGGCTCTTGGCGAGGCGGACCCGAAAGCGCAGATGATAACGATCGCCCCAGACCAAGCCCCGCATCGGTTCGTGGACACCCTCCTGCATGAGGCCCTGCACGCCTTCCTCTACGAGACGGGGCAGCAAGACCGGAAGTTCACCGAAGAGGAGTTGTGCACGGTGGGCGGGTGCGCCCTGACCTCGCTGTTCGTGGCCAACCCGCTGCTGTTGCCGGCGCTTCACAACCTGCTGAGAGGAGATATCAAGCATGTCGGACCAGACGATCTCGATCGAGCTTTCGCAAGCGCGCGAAAAGCTCGACCTGCTCCGTGAGTGGGCCGCTCGCGGCTCGCGGGAGTTCCGCATCGAGCGGGTAGGGGATTTCCCCCGCGCCGCGCTGGTGGCCTACCAGGAAGCCGTCGTGGCGGAACTGGAGGCCAAGTGCAAGCCAGGGCCGGCCCGGAAGAAGCGGGCCGCCGTGGACGAGGAGGTCGTCTGACATGTCAGCAATATATCAGGCTGTCCGGCGGGCCTTCGGCCGGGCGTGGCGGCGGCTTCGGAGAATATTTTTCTCCGTCGAGGAGGGGCTGCGGAGAAAAGTTTTCTCCGTCGGGGGGTGGTTCAGGCGATGATTTTGCGCGCCGCCCCTCTCGACCCGCGTGACGACCCCGCGGCAGAGGAGTTCATCCCGCTGACGGCCCGGTCTGCGATCGATCAGGCGAGGTGGTGGGCCTTGCGTTCCCGGCCGAAACGGCATAAGGTTCGTGGAGCCTTTACGCCGGAAGAGGCGCGGAGGATGGACGCCGCCATGAGGGAGGCGTCCTCCGCCTATCCAATGGAGCGACGCTGATGGGCTTTTTCGGTGGCAAGCCAAAGATGCCGGATTACACCGCGATCCAGCAGGACGCGGAGCGGCGGGCGGAGGAGCGGGCCAAGCGCGAGCGCGAGGAAGCCGAACGCAAGGCGTTCGCGGAGATGCAGGCGCGGATGCGGGTACAGCAAGGCCGCGCCGCCACCCTGTTCACCGATGAGCGGACCATGCTCACCGGGCGCAGCCTGCTTGGGTAGGGAAGGAGGATCAGGTGGCATTTAGGCGCGACACTTCGCTCTCTTCGGAGGAGCTAAGCCAACTTATCCGAGAGTGGGCTGCCGGCAAGCGGGGGGCGTCTTGGACCGCGAAGGACCGGGAAGAGTTTCTCGCAGGATCGAGTGGCGCCCCGCCCGCGGGCAATGAGGCCGATCGCAAGGCGTTCGAGGCGACGCAGGCGAAGATGCGGGCGCAAACGGGACGTGCGCCCACGTGGCTGACGGGGGAGCGTGACATGGTGCTCTCGGGGCGCGCCAGCCTCAACGCGAAGAGCTTGCTCGGCGGATGACCGGGGCCAAGACCCTCCGGGAGCGGATCGCGGCCGCCGAGACCGTCCGCAAGGAGCGGGAGGGCCTCTGGCGTACCGTCCAGAACTTCTGTTTCCCTGCGTCGCTCACTTACCGGGAGGAGCAGGGTTCAGGAGACGAGCGTGAGCGGCGCTTGGCAGACAGCACCGCCGTCCGGTCGCTTGAGTTGTTCGCGTCTTTCCTGCTGTCGAATGTGTTCGTGGCGGGGGCTGTCGGCACGCAATCGTTCTGGATCAAGCCTGAGGGGACCAACGGGGAGGCCGACGAGGACCTGCTGAGGCAGGATATGGCGCTGCGTCAGTGGTGCGATCTGGTGGCCAAGCGGGTACGGTCGGCCCTGTTCACCGGGAAGCAGTCAGCCGTCGCGGCGCTCCACAAGCTGTGTCTCGATCTTGGGGCCTATGGTTCCGCCTGTTTCGCTGTCTGGGAAGACGGCAAGGCCCGCAAGGGCATCCGGTTCCAGCATATCCCGGTATGGGAAGTGTCGGGCGAGGCGGACGCCGAGGGCGAGACCTGTGCGGTCTATATCCGCAAGACCTTCCGCGCCCGGGCGGCCCTCATGAAGTTCCCCTCGTTGGCCGGCAAGGTGAACGCCGAGAAGGACACTCCGGTCGAGATGCTGTATGCCTGCATCCGCACGGACGATCCGGAGATCAAGGACATCGTGCCGGAGCAGTATCTGGCCACAGGGGCGGAGTGGGTCGGCATCTGGCTGCACCCGGAGACCGAGACCTACGCCGATATCGGGGTGTTCCTGGAGCAGCCGATCTTTCTGGTGCCCTGGTACAGCGTGGACGACGGCGTGTGGGGCCGCTCGCCGGCCATGACCGCGCTCGGGGAGGTGGCTCAGGCGAACAGCCTGTCCGAACTTATCACGCGCGGGGCCGAGAAACTGGTGGACCCGCCGTGGATGGTGCGCGATGGCGCGCTGCTCTCCCCGCTCCGTCTCTACCCGGCGGGTATCACCTACACGGACGGAGACAGGGCTCTCGAACCCCTTCTGCCGCCCGGTGCCAGCCGCATCGAGGTCGGGGTGGACATGCTGGCTGACAAGGAGCGGCGTATCCGCGAGGCGTTCTTCATCCACCTGTTCATGGACCAGAACCCGACCGGCTCGAAGCAGCCCCGCACGGTCGGCGAGATCATGGTCAACCAGGACGAGCGCAACCGGGCGGTCAGCCCGATGGTGCTGCGCCTCCAGAACTCCCTGCTGGAGCCGTTGATCTGGCGTGTGCTCGGGGTCCTGACCCGTCAGGGGCGCTTGCCACCCCCGCCCGCCCAGCCGGGGCAGGCATTCATCGTGCAGCACCTCTCCCCGGTGATCACCTCGGCCATGCAGACCGAGGCGATGGCGGCGGTTCGCTGGCTGGAGGGCGTGGCCTTCATCAGCCAGCTTGACCCGCAGGCGGCCGATGTGGTGAATGCCGACGCGGTGGCCTCACTCCTGCACTCGGCTTCGGGTGTACCGGCGCGGCTGATGCGGTCTCGGCAGGAGATCGAGGCTATCCGGCAGGCTCGGGCCGAACAGCAGCAGATGATGACCGGGGCGGCGGTGGCGGCCGAGGCGGGCAACACGATGGCGAAGCTGATCTCGGCTACCGGGAGTAAGCAACGATGACCTCGATTGACGTTGAGGCCCGCGCGGTGCACGAAGCTGCCTACCGCCTGTCCCAGACCGACGACGGGCGGCTTGTGATCGCGGCGCTCCGCCATATGTACGGGCATGAGACCCGGACGACGGCGGTGCAGACGACGGCCGGCGCGCTCGATCCGCTGTACACCCTGCACCTGGAGGGCCAGCGGGTCGTGGTGATGCGGCTGCTTGAGTGGGTCCGCAAGGGTGCGGTCCCGCAGGTTGAACCCCAGAAGGAGGCTATCCGATGACGTGGTTGACGCGCCTCGTGCGCGAGGCAGAGGGAGGCGCGAGTGCCCCTGTTTCCGCTGCTACCGAGACTGCCGCAAGCGCGCCTGGATCGGCTGGCGCGGTGGCTCCGGAACCAGCCGAAGCCGGTGCAGGCCGAGGTCCTGCCCCAGGAACCGAGTGGTACGACAAGCTCCCTGAGCCCCTCCGAAACGACCCTTCAATCGCCAAGTACGCCGGCAAAACTCTCGAAGAGTTTGCCAACAGCCACCGGGAGCTTGCTAAGTTTGTCGGGGTCCCGGCGGACGACATCGCGCGGCTGAGCGCGCTCCGGGAGGCTGGGCTGGATGGGCTCCTCAAGCTGGGGGCCGGGGACAAGCCGGAGGTGTTCAAGCTCACTCCTCCGGAGGGTACGCCCGAACACTTGGCGACCGGCGAGAACCTGGAGTGGTTCAAGCAGCTTGCGGTCGAGGCCCGTCTTCTCCCGGCGCAGGCCGAGAAGCTCTACCAGCGGTTCGTCGAGCGCAACGTCGAACTCCAGAAGGCGGCCGACGACATGGTGGTGCAGGCCACCAAGATGCTCAAGGAGAAGCACGGGCAGGCGTTCGACCAACTCGTCAAGGACGCTGGTCGAGGCGCGGATTTCCTGGGCTTGCGCGAGGTGCTCAACGAGGCGGGCCTCGGGGCGAACCCGATGGTGGTCGAAGCCATGGCGCGGGTGGCTACCCTGTTCAAGGAGGGGACGAACCCCGCGGGGGCGCTTCCGGCTGCCGGGGCGCTGTCTCCGGCGCAGGCGGAGGGGAGGGCCGTCGAGCTCACGCACAAGGCTCTCCAGGCCTGGACCCGGGGCGACCGCGCCGAGGCCGAACGTCTGAGCCGGGAGGCTCTCGAAATTCGGCAGCGGGCCAGTTGACCTCTTGGCACGCTTCGTGCTATATGCGAGATGCCTATACCTCTCGTGGCCGGAGATCGGCTCGGGCGCAGTGACCCGCAGGCTTCGACACCCTCGTAGATGGTAGGGCGTGGTGGACCCCGGGACTAACACGCTCATGCCAGAGGAGGAAAACACGTGAGCGATACAATCGAGAGGAGTTTCGTCCGTCAGTTCGGTACGATGGTGTACCTGCTGGCGGAGCAGCGTGGTTCCCGACTGCGCTCCAGCGTCACCACCAAGTCGGTGACGGGCGAGGCGTGGACGATGGAGCGGCTGGCCGGTGTTGACTATCAGGAGATCACCGATCGCTTTGCGCCGATGCCGCGCAATGAGATCGATCACACCCGGCGCTGGGGCTTCATCCGTGGCTACGACTCGAACGTGCTGCTCGACAGCTTCGACAAGGTGAAGAACCTCGTCAGCTTCGAGTCGCCGTACACGCAGCGTCTCGCGGCCACCATGGGCCGGGCGATCGATCGCACCATCATCCAGGCGCTCGACGGTCCGGTGCAGGAGGGCAAGAACGCCGAGACCACGGCCACCTTCCCGAACGCCCAGCGCGTGTTCTCCCTCAACACCAGCAGCAACCCGGTCCCTCTCGGTTTCCGGGCGCTGCTGGCGGCCAAGGAGAAGCTGCTCGCCTCCTACGCGATCGATCTGCCCGGGGCGCCGGTCAACGTCGCGATGAACGCCAACGCATGGCGTTCGCTGCTGGAGGACGACAAGCTCACCAGCGCCGACTTCAACTCGCTGCGCGCGATCGAGAACGCCGGGTTCACGGACGGGACGTTCATGGGGCTTCGGTTCTTCATTACCGAGCTCATCCCGGACATTGCGGACGGTTCGTATGACAGTGGCACGCCGGCCAACCGGGTGTTCATGTATCGCAACGATGCCCTGGAGTTCGGCGTGGCCCAGGAGCCTCAGACGTTCATCGACCCGCGGCCGGACCTTCGCACGCGGCCCTGGCAGGCGTATGTCATGGGCGCGTGGGGTGCCAGCCGCGTCGAGGACGTCCGCGTGGTCCGCATCCACGCCCGGAAGATCGCCTGATAGGAGGACGCTACAATGCCTGACTTCTTCTCCACGGTACTGACGGGGCAGCGGGCGACGCCGCCCGCTCTCCCGAACCGGACGCTCCAGCAGGGCCACGTTCAGGCGGTCACGTTCGATATCGCCCCCGGCGCCAACGTTGCTGTTGGTGACCGGCTCTTCCTCTGCCGGCTCCCCAAGGGCGCGCGAGTGGTCGGCGGGGTGTTCGAGGTGACGAACGTCTTCGGGTCTGCGACCACCAACGGCAAGATCAGGGTTGAGACGACCGATAACGTGTTCGCCGGCGCGAACGCCTTCAACCTCGCCACCGCGGGCCAGTGGGTAATCGACCGCATCGCGCGCGGCCTGGACTACGTGGGCAAGTCCCGGGATGGCGTCGAGGGGTACGAACTGGTGTACGTCGAGGTGCAGATCGTCACCTCTCCCGTGACGACCGGCCGCATCCGCGGCGTGATCCAGTACGTGACCTGAGCCCACGACAGTGACGGCCCCTTCTCTCGTCGAGGTGTTCAACCTCGCCCTCATCAGGGCGCGAGAGAAGGGGCTGCTCCTGTCTCCCGGGCAGGACAACATCGCCTCCACCATTCTCAACACGTCCTATCCGGTGCAGCGTCGGGCGCTCCTCAAGCGGTACAGGTGGCCGTTCGCTTTCACTCGGGTCGTGCTGAGCCCGAGCCCGCCGGCCCCGGCCTTCGGGTGGAAGCATCGTATGATCCTCCCGGCCGATTTCATCGCGCTGGTGGCGGCCAACCCGGACTCTCATGGGTCCCGGGAGACCCTGACGGATGCTCCGGAGACCTACCGGATCGAGAACAACGAGCTTCTGGCCGACGTGGATACGATGTACGTCATGTACATTCGCGACGAGACCAACGTCACGCGCTGGGACCCGCTGTTCGTGGACCTGATCGTGTACAAGCTGGCCCATGACGTGGCTCTCGGCCTCGGGGCCGACGCGAGCCTGGGCGAATACTTCTCGAAGGAAGCGGACAGGGCGCTTCTGGCGGCCCG